TTCCACAGCGATAAAGGTAATAGCCGCGTTTTTTTTTGAACAATCCAGTACCTGGTGGTGTTGACACTTTGAAAACTGTATAGTATTATGGCTCCTCAACTAACATTAATCGGAGATTAAAAGCGTATGGAATACACTAAAGAAAAGTTTGACGCAATGGAAGCTAGTTTAAAAGCTAAAGTTGACGAGTTTAGAACCAATAACGTCACCCTGATGAAAGACTTTGAGGGTTTAAAGACTAAATTTGATGGCATAGATGTGGATGAGTATAAGAAGATGCTTAAAGCGCAGAGTGATGGCGCTGATAAAGATATGTTTGACGCAGGTAAGATAGATGAGCTAGTGGCTCGTAAAGTCAAGGATATCCAAGCTGAGAACGCAAAGGCTTATAGCACTTTGGAGGGCAGTAATAACGAGCTTAATCGTAAGTTAGAAGTTCTACTTGTTGATGGCGCCATTAAAGATACTGCTGTTACTGCCGGTGTATTGAGCGGTGCGCTTGATGATGTTGTGTTAAGAGCTAAATCCGTGTTTAGGTTGAAAGACGGTACTCCAACTGCTGTTGATTCAGCCGGTAACACTTTGGTTAAGGCTGGATCGACCACGCCAATTAGTATGAAAGACTGGGTTTCGGACTTAACGAAGTCAGCGCCACACCTATTCGAGAAGTCAAGTGGTTCAGGTTCTCAACACGATTCAGGTTCAGGTAAAGGCGGTGAAAAGCAGATCACCCGTAAAGCGTTTGACGCAATGAGTCAGGTTGACCGTAGCACCTTCGCAATGGAGGGTGGTAAAGTCTCTGATGCCTAAAGGCGTTCAGAATATAAAGGTTCCTGCTAAGTTCAAATATTTATATCAGAAAAAGCGGTATAAGATATATTATGGAGGACGAGGTGGGGCAAAATCTTGGGCGTTCGCTATCGTGCTGTTACTTAAAGGGGTACAGAAACCGATTCGTGTTCTCTGCTGCCGTGAAATGCAGCACTCAATTAAAGAGTCGGTACATAAGTTACTAGCTACTCAGATTGAACGTTTGGGGTTATCTACTCGATACAAGATACAGCGTGACCGTATTATAGGAGTTAATGGTACTGAATTTGTGTTCTTTGGACTAAGGCACGATCCGCAGCAGATTAAATCCTTTGAGGGTGCTGACTATGCTTGGGTTGAAGAGGCTCAAAAAGTTACCGCAGATAGTTGGGACTTTTTGATCCCCACTATTCGTAAAGAGGGTTCTGAGATTTGGGTGAGCTTTAATCCTGACCTAGAGACTGACCCAACCTATAGTAGGTTCGTTCTTAACCGCAGACCTGATTCTTTTGTTGTTAAGGTCAGTCATAAGGATAACCCATTCTTCAGTAAAGAAATGCTCTCTGATATGCAGTACGATAAAGAGCAGGACTACCAAAAATACCTAAATGTTTGGGAGGGGGAGTGCGCTAAGACTACCGAAGCGCAGATATTTAAGGATAAGTTTACGATTAGTGACTTTGAGACCCCAGTGAAGCAGGAAACTTTTTACTTTGGGATGGATTGGGGTTTTTCCGCAGACCCTACCGCATTGGTGCGGTGTTGGATTCGTGGGAACGAGCTTTTCATAGATTATGAGGATGGTGGTGTTGGTATAGAGCTGGACCACACTCACAAAATAATTGATAGCATTCCGGGAGCGAAGAAGTATACTATCCGTGCCGATAATTCACGCCCAGAAAGTATCAGTTTTATTTCGAGGCAAGGGTATAATATAGTTGCAGCTCCAAAATGGTCGGGTTCTGTCGCAGATGGTATTGAGTTCATACGCAGTTTCAGCCATATACACATCCACACTAGATGCCCTCAAACTGCCAGCGAGTTTGTACATTACAGTTATAAGGTCGATAGGTTGAGTGGTGATATATTACCGATTGTACTTGACAAATGGAACCATTACATCGATGCTTTAAGGTACGCACTAGCTCCAATTATTAAGTTTAAGGATCTAACTATGAAAACTACTAAAACTATAGGGCATTAATTTATGATTAACTCTACACACCCACAATATGATAACTACATTAAATCTTGGGATAGATGCCGAGATACTTACACAGGTGAAGAGGCTGTTAAGAAGCGTGGAGAGGTGTATTTACCCCGATTAGGTGGTCAGACTGATGCAGAATACAACGCTTATTTAACCCGAGCGCCATTTTTTAACGGTATCGGTAAAACAGTAGATGGTATGGTCGGTACTTCTATGCACATTGAGCCTGTTATTACCGGTGTTCCTGATGATATGCTAGAGGATATTACCGGTACGGGGATCTCCACAAAGGGATTTATAAATTACCTACTTACCGAGCAGCTTCTAACAGGTAGGCAGGGTATTTTGGTTGACCACAATGGGGATTTTCCATACTTGTCGGGGTATAAAACCGAGCAGATCACTAACTGGTCAGATAATTTCATAATCTTGAAAGAGCAGTATCAAGTTAAGAACCCTGAGAAACCTTACGAGGTAAAATATGAGACTCAATATAGGGAACTAACAACGGTAGACGGTATTTACGAGGTGTATATATGGCGAAAATTGCTCAATAAATATAATAGAAGTGAGTGGGTGCGGTCAGAAGTCGCAATACCAACTAAAAGAGGTGCGCCTTTATCAAGTATGATGTTCTTAGGCTCTTCACTGGATGGTTTGAACCTTACTCCTGAGATTCCACCGCTTATGCCTCTGGTTGATATGAATTTATCGCATTACCGCTCTAGTGCTGACTTGGAACACGGTAGACACTTTACCGCCTTGCCTACACCCTATGTTATTGGCGTTAAAGATGTTGGAGATATTCGTTTAGGTGCTGAAACAGCTTGGGCTATACCAAACGAGAAAGCTAAGGTCGGTTTCTTAGAGTTTACAGGGCAGGGTTTAGCCTCACTTGAATCCGCTATTCGGGAGAAGTCAGAGATGATGGCGGCTCTTGGGGTGCAACTTATATCAGGACAGCGTAAAGGTGTTGAGAGTTTTGAAGCTCTTGCGCTTAAACGCAATGCAGAGCTATCAAGTTTAGTTTTAGCCATCCATAGGGTGGAGGTCTTAATGACTAATGCTTTGCAGATGGCGGTCGATTGGGCGGAGCTTGAAAGTACCGTAACGGTTAAGCTCAATCTGAACTTCGCACTTGGTGATGAGGACGAGCACTTGGACGACAAGGCGGACAAAGATAAAAAGCAGGCGCAAAAAGAACAGAAGAAAAAAGAGGGTGATACTATTATCTAGTCAAAAATCACAAGCCGGAACGCTAACCCCACAGCGATAAAGGTACGAGCCGTTTCTTTTTTCTTGACACTTATGTTTTTAGGTGATATAAATATAGTTAAATGTAACAGTGTTACATAATCATTTTCGCAGAGCGAGATAATTTTCGGTTATGGGGACACTCTTAGGTGTTCATAAACTATTTATAATATTTAAGGAAAATCTAATGAATACATTAACAAATTTGGCAGCGGATATTTACCGTGCAGCAGATACCGTAGGTCGTGAAGTTGTGGGTTTCATCCCGTCAGCTACCGTAAACGCAGAGACAGCCCGTGTCGCAGTAAATGATACTGTACGCTCGCACAGTACTCGTGCCGCTACTGCTGGCGATATCACCGCCGCTATGACTATTCCCGAGGGGACAGATCAGGTAGTAGATAGTAAGACTATGACCATTGATAAAGCTCGTTCTGTTCAAATCCCGTGGACGGGTGAAGAGATCGTATCTGTTAATAATGGTGCTGGTTTTGAAACTATTTATGGGGATCAGATTGCTCAGGCAATGCGTACCCTTACTAATGAAGTAGAGAATGATCTAGCTAACGCTGCTTATCAAGGCGCTTCTCGTGCAACAGGTGTTGCTGGGACTACTCCTTTCGCGAGTAATATGGATCTTATCGCTGAAACTACCGAGATTCTTCGTGTAAATGGCGCTCCTCAGAATGACGGGCGTATGTCTCTTGTTCTTAGTAATACTGCTGGTACTAAACTCCGTAACCTTGCACAGCTCCAAAAAGCTAATGAGGCTGGTAATGACACTCTATTGCGTCAAGGTATCTTGCTTGATCTTCAAGGTTGTATGCTTCGTGAGTCAGGTCAGATTGGCGTTCATACCGCTGGTACGGGTACGTCATACTTACTAAATGATGCTTCAAGTGCGGTGGGTGATACTACTATTGCTGTTGACGGTGGTACAGGTACTGTTCTTGCTGGCGATGTTATTACTTTTGCTGGAACTTCTGATATTTATGCAGTTAATACGGCTCTTAGCGGTGGTTCTTTGTCAATTGGAACGCCAGGTCTTCTAGCTGCTGAAACAGATGATGACGCTATTACTGTTGGATCAAGCTACACGCCTAACGTGCTATTCCATCAGGGTGCGCTAGAGCTTGCAATACGTGCTCCAGCTACACCAGATGGTGATGCGGCTGTTGATACTATGATGATCCAAGATCCACATTCTGGCCTTGTGTTTGAGATCCGTGTTTATAAGGGTTATCGTAAGGCAATGTTTGAAGTTGCTTGTGCTTGGGGCGTGAAAGCGTGGAAGTCCGACAATATCGCAATCCTTATGGGGTAAGTAGTTTGTAGTAACCAGCCAGCAGTCTACCTTTATAGGCTGTTGGCTAAAATATTTTATTTGGAGTTATACCGTTATGGCATATAAGAGAAAAACTCTAGCAGATAAACAGGAGGGGATAGTTGAAACACCCCCTAAGAAAACACCACCTAAAAAAGTAGCTACTAAGAAAGCGGTAGTTAAGAAATCGGGGTCCTCTCATATCGTTATGTTCCGTGAAGCAGATAATAAACTCGCTAATGTACACCCTGATGAGGTGGAGAACTATAAGCTGGGTGATTGGGTGGTCAAATTATGAGCCTTGATGCTACCGCAGGAGGTGTAAGTGCTAATGCTTATTGTACAGTTGCAGAAGCTGATGACTATAATGATCTGTTCCCTAGCGATACAAGCTGGAATGGCACAACCGCAGTAAAGGAAGCTAATATAAAGCTCGCTACATTGTGGTTAGACCAGCGCATTACTTGGTATGGTAGAGTAGAAACTCTCACTCAGAGTTTGCGTGTACCTAGAGCTGAATGGGTTGATCGGGATAGCTACAGCGTTGCTGTTGCTACTGTACCTGTTGATATTAAATATGCCACCGCTGAACTAGCGATGCGCATACACGATGGTACTGTTGGCTCTCTAAATACTTTAGGTGCTGGGTTAAAGTCTACTAAAGTTGAGGGTGTTGATGTTGTCTTTGACCATACCGATACAAGCGGACTCCTCCCTAATCACATTAAGGTGATGTTGAGCCATTGGGGTTTTGTTGGTAATGTCTCTGCTGGTGTTTCTGCTGTTAAGGTTTCTAGATCCTGATGAATTTAAGTGCCTCCATACAGAACGCTATTGACGAGGCAAAGATAGCAACTTCAGACTTGTGGACTACTACGGTATTTAAAGCCACAGCGCCGTCAGCATACGACACAGCTACAGGGGTGGTTACGAGTGTAACTACGTCAACAACTATTTCTATGCTCATAGGGAGCTACTCAGAGGCGCTCGTAGATGGTGCGCAGGTACTCGGTACAGATGTAAAGGCGACTTTCTTACAAAAGGATTTAGCTAGTACACCGGATGTAAACGATTTAGTTACTTATGCCAGCAGAGATTGGGCTGTTATTAGTGTTAAACAAGATGTTGCTAACACTTTATGGATTACACAGTTGAGGGCGGTCTTATGAGCTGGGCAGGGCAGAGAACTTTTATCGAAGAGCGTTTGTCTGATAATTGGGCTACAACTCCAATTTCTTACAGTAATGTAGACTATGCGCCAGTCGCTAACAGTTCATTTATTCGGCTAACAGTTTTAGGTGGCGATACTATAGATGCCTCTTTCTCTACCAGCCGCAGCTCTGGGGTGGTGGTTATGCAAGTATTTACACCATCAAATATAGGTAGTGCTACTGCATTATCTTATGCGGATAGTTTAGCAGCTATTTTTGAGGGAGTGACGAGTGATGAGTTTGTCTTTGGTACAGCCTCTTTAGAAGTTGTTGGTGCGGTAGAAAACTTTTTTCAAGTGAACGTTAATATTGGATTTACAGAGGATGGTTAAGGAGATGCAAGCTGCAGTTCGCAGCTCTATTGAGAAAACTTCTATCGAGGTCTTTAATGAGGTTGCGGCTAGAACTCCAGTAGACACAGGTAATGCTAGAATAAGCTGGAATATTAGTACGGGATCTCCTAATTTTAGTACTAGATCCACAGGTGTTACTCCTACAGGCAATTGGTCAGCAGAGAGCACACCTCCTACCGACCCTGTTGTTTTGGCTAATGATTTTTTGCTAGAATCCCACTTGGATAGAGTTTACATAGCAAATGGCGTACCATATATTGGGGTATTAGAATTAGGGCACAGCGCACAGGCTCCCATAGGGATGGTGGCGGCTACTTTGGCAAGGGACTTTAACCACGTATTACAGGGCAATCTAAAGGAAATATAAAATGGCACTTCAACAAGGAAAAAGAGCAAACATTAGTATAACGGGAGTGGTAGTTACAGATGTAATTATTGATGAGTGGTCACTAGAGCAGAAACCTGTTACACGCACATATACAAAATTTGGGGATGATGCTCCAACTACTGAGGTAGTCTCTAATGACTGGGAAGTGGTTATTGGCGGTTACGTTAAAGCCGGAGCTGCTACATTCCCGGCTATTGGTGCTTCAGTTACCGACCTAGATTTGATATTGGAAGACGCTGTTGCTGATCTTGGTTTCACCTGTTCAGCAGGTATTGTTACCGCAATCAAAGTGGGTGTTAAGAGCGCTGGCAGTATGCCCGTTAAATTAGTGGTCAAGCCAGCTGGTTCGGAGATGGTGGCTTATGGTACGGTAACTTAAAATGGCTGGTTATAATATAGATGTTGCACTTGGGGTAGTTGAAGATACCGCTACACCCGTGCTAGAAAATATAGTCAATAAAGCAGGGGCGCTAACAGCTACGCCGGTTGTTATAGCGGTTGATAGCTCCCAATTGAGGGAGGCTTTGCTCGCTGTTAATACTTTAGACACTAGAATCCGCAGTATGACAAACAATCTAAATAGTTTTAACAGCCTGTTGAGTAGAACTATTGCACTCACCAACCAGCTGAAGAACAGCAAAGTACCAGAGCCTAGATTATGAGCATTATTTTCACTTTAGGAGTAGAGGTAGTAACCTTACCAAATCCACTACAGCCTTATGTTGGTAATATACCAGTCAAAAACATTACAACGCTTTTAGCTGCTAATGGGACAGGGTACTACTACCAGACAGGCACTACCCGATACCGCTACTCTTTTGTTTTTGACTTTAGTGACTCTACACTAGCTTCGGATCTTAGAGACTTTTTTGACACGGTTGCCGTAGGTAGGCTTAACAGTTTCACCTTAACGGATCCGGAGAGTGTGACTTCCACAGTTCGGTTTGATATGGATGAGCTAGTTATTCTTGAACTAAAGTCAGGAGAGTTGTACTCGGTTGCGGTTGAGCTTGTCTCTCAATGAAAACACTAACCTCAGCCTTTAATACTGCAAAGAACCTAACAGAGGCTACTCCAGTTTGGCTCTTAGAAGTATCTGATGGCTCTACAACTTGGTATTACTCAGATCAAACAGTTACTGTAGATGGTCAGTTATACACAGCGCAGGTTCTCAGTTGGGGTACTATGTCAGCAGAGACACCCCGTTTAACAGGTGGTGGGGTTGTATCAGGTACTACAATTAAACTTGCGGAAGATTCTACAACGCTGGCATCGAAAATCAAAATTGGCAGCAGTTGTATTGTTAGATTGTGGTTTGATAACGAGAGTTTGACTGATACGGAAATAATACTAAAGGGCATTATCTCAGATCCTATTCGTGTATCACAGACCTCAATTGACTTCTTAGTGGCTAGTTATGGGAGTGATAAAACAGCAGTTATCGGGGATCTAATAGATGATACTGCCTACCCATCAGCTAGAAAAGAAACTTTAGGTGAGGTAGCGCCCATTGTTTACGGGCAGGTATTCTCACATAGAGCCTTGCCTGTAAACGCTGGCATACTAACAAGACTAGCTACTGCTCTAACTACCAGCTCAACAACTATAGTTTTAGCGGATGGTTCACAGTTACCATCTTCTGGTTCAGTTATTATTGACTTGGAGACAATAGCTTACTCGGCAAGGAGTGGTAATACCCTAAGTGGTTTAACTCCCACTAATCCAGTTGATGCCCACAAACGAGGCGCAGAGGTATTAACCGATGAGACAAATTACGACCTGCTCATTGCGGATCACGCAGTAACAAGTATTGGTACAGTGTATGCAGATGGTACTCCGATTTCCGGCGGATCTCTTGTAACGGTATCGGGTAAATCCTATTTAAGGTTCTCGGACTTTCCGCACGATGTAACTCCGCACTATGTAAATAATCCAGCCGCTACTTTCTTTGACGCTAATGACAGTTCTGTTTATGGCGACCAACTGACCTTTGGTGATAGTCTAACTTTTATCGAAGAAGTCTCAAACGTAGGTAATGTATGGAGTTTGGGGGGGCTTACAACACTAAGTGATTGCTATGAAATTGCAGATGGGACAGTTAATGCGGTGTCTTACTTCTATGAAACAGACGAATATGATACCTCGGTGAATGCAACTTGGACTGGTACTTTCCAAATTACTGAGGATTGGGCTTCTGATGGGGCGGTATTGGACTTTGGGTATAAAGTGCTTGATGCTGATGGTGTAACAGAGTTGGTAGCATATACTTTTTTAGAGACCCATACTTTCCCTGAGGGATCTTCCCACACAATAAACCTGAATGTAACAGTAAATAGTGGTGCAGAGTTTGTATTCATTGCAACGGGTGCTTTTGAGTGGAATGGGGACTTCTGTTTGAGTTATGGGGAGCTTACTCAGGCTTACTCAGCAGAGGAGCCAGCAGGTACTAGAGTTTATGTTGAGTCTACTTCCGCAGGTATTGCTTCACAGTTTGATGTATCAAGTGTTCCTAACACTTCTTCAAGTACAGGTTACGCCAAAAAGATTACATTAGATATGGTAGGGTTTGACCTCGACAACCCAGCGGACATTACGGAACACCTACTCTTAAATTACGCTAATGGCGTTGTTAGTGGGGATCTACATACCTCGATTTCAGCTAATACTACATTTGGTACTGATTATGACTTAGGTTTTGCCATCACAGATCAACTAGCTTTGAACATACTGCTTAGACAAGTGGCGTACCAATCAGCGAGCGTTTTCTTCTGGAGCCTCGATGGTGTTGCACACCTATACAAGTTACCAACTTCGGGCGACAGTTCTTTAAAGTCTCTTGGTGTTGCGGATTATCTTCAAGACTCATTTGCCTACGAGTACTCACCGTATAGCGATATTGTTAATAGTATATCAGCTAATTTTGACTATCAGGGTGGGGTTAGTCAGCAGATAGTTAAGGGTGTTAATGCCTCTTCAATAACGGAGTATGGAACACTAGATGGATCAAGTCAGTTTAGACTAACGCTAGTGAACTCTAGTACAGCCGCTACTAATGTGGTTAGTGACTACCTTACGCTTCTAGCTAACCCAAAAATGCTAGTGATATTTGGTACTTCACTAGCTTCTACAGAATTACAGCTTGGGGATATTATAGATATAACTAGTACTATAGGGGAGGGATTCACGAATGAAAAGTTAATAATCACACAGATAGTAAATAAGGTTTCGGGAGAGCTTACGTTTGCTACCGAAACTATATAGCTTGACACCCTTTATTTTGTCAAGTACTATTCAAGTACACTTATAATTTAATTTAACGAGGTAAATCTTATGTCTAAGTTTTCTGATTTTTTAGAGGATAAAATCCTTAATATAACCCTAAAAGGGGCTACCGCTTATAACTGTTCAACTCCTTATGTTGAGCTTTATACAGCTAATCCCTCCGATTCTGGTGGCGGTACTGTTCTTGCCGATGCAAACTACGTTATACAGGCTGTAACTTTTGGTACTGTAAGCGGTGGGGCAGTAAGTAATAGTGCTGCAGTTACATATCCTGCGCTAAATGCAGGGGCTACCATTACAGGTATGGCTATTTTCGATGACGCTTCAAGTACGAATATGCTTTATTGGGCTCCTTTGGATGCTAGTGTAACGCTTTCAGCAGGTAATATCTTCTCAATTGCAGTTGGTGATTTGACTGTAACTCTTGATTAATAGCAGATGAATTTTGGCTCTATAAACGGCTTTCTACTTGGCGGTAATGCGCTAGGCGGTGTTGTTTATGGGTATGGTTCAGCGGCTATTGTTGGTAGTGCCTCGGTTAGTATTGGAGGTACAGTTACAGTATTAGGTTCAGCGGCTATTGTTGGTAGTGCCTCTGTTTCAACGACCGCTACAGTTACCGTGTTGGGTTCAGTGGCTGTTGTTGCTAGTGCCTCTGTTTCAACGACCGCTACAGTTACCGTGTTGGGTTCCACTGATGTTGTTGCTAGTGCCTCCGTTTCAACGACCGCTACAGTTACGAGATACGGTTCAGCGGCTGTTGTTGCTAGTGCCTCAATTGCGGTTAATGGTACAGTTACAGTATTAGGTTCCACCGCTGTTGTTGCTAGTGCTTCTGTTGCAGTCACCGCTACTATTACGAGATACGGTTCAGCGGCTGTTGTTGCTAGTGCCTCAATTGCGGTTAATGGAGTAACTACCCTACTAGGTTCAGCGGCTATTGTTGGTAGTGCCTCAATTGCGGTTAATGGTACAGCTATATACTTAGGGGACTCTGATCCTACGGCTAACTGTTCGATTGTTGTTAATGGTACAGTTACAGTATTAGGTTCAGCGGCTATTGTTGGTAGTGCCTCTGTTGGTATTGGAGGTACAGGAATAGAGTTAGGTTCAGCAGCTATTGTTGCTAGTGCCTCAATTGCGGTTAATGGTACAGTTACAGGGGTGGGTTCGGCGGCTATTGTTGGTAGCGCCTCTGTTTCAATGACCTCTACAGTTACGAGATACGGTTCAGCGGCTGTTGTTGGTAGTGCCTCTGTTAGTACCGATGAGACAATCTATATATTTGGTTCGTTTGACATTATAGGTACTTCTGCGATAGAAATTACTGCTATTGTTCAAGTGATCCTCGATGAAGCTCTTGATATTGTCGCTAGTGCCTCTGTTGATTTTACAGGTAGAGTTAATCCAGATTCCTCAGCCGCGCCAAGAGTACTCACATTAGCCTCAGACGAGAGAGCATACACGTTAGATTCAGAAACACGAGAATTAGAGGTAACTTGATATGGAACAGTTTACAAAACAGCCTAATGAGGCTTTGGATTACGATATAGTTTTTTCAGAGGTAATACCTGATGGCGATACCGTTACAGGTACATTGATCTCGGTGGACGGTAGCGTTTTTGCGCCAAGTTTCTCCTCTGACGGATTAGACATATCAGTTTCCAATGGTACGACTACAACACCGAAGTTATGGATTAGTGAGGGTACTGATGCAGCTACTTACTTAGTTTCGGTGCAGGTCTCGACCAGCGCAGGGCGGATTAAAGAGTCAGACTTCAGAATGGTAATTAGGGAGATCAATTAGATGGCTTTTGCAAATAATGTAAAGAGTGCGTTAGAGAATGCGGTAAGTATTGGCGCAACAACGGTAGATGTTACGAAGGCTTCATCACCTTATAATGACCCTCCGGTGCGGGGCAAACTAACAATTATGGATAGTCTCACTAGCCCTACCGCTATTGAGATCATATCCTATACGGGGCGCACGGATAATACCACCTACTGGACTCTGACAGGGGTTAGTAAAGCACAAGAGAGTACGACCGATCAGGCTTGGGGTGCTGATAGCGACTGTATACAGTCTATTACAGCCATAGATGCTGTTGAGAGAGGTCTTTATGCAAGCCGTACTATATCGGCAGATGTTACACTAGATGCAGATACTAGATATGAGACGGGTACAGATACAGAAATTGCAAGCGGTGTGACAGTAACAGTCCCTGCTAGTTCCATCCTAGTCTCAAAATACTATGACAGTTTGAAAATACTTTAACAGGAGAAAATTATGGCTATTAAATTAAATACAGCTTCGGGGTCAGTTACACTTACTGCAGAAGATGGCGCAGGTGGCGCTTCAGTATCTATTCCAAGAGCTGGTGTTCTCGCTCCTGATGGTGATGGCAGTAGCTTGACAGGCATAAACGCTATTACAGATACCTCCGAATTAACAGATGTTACAGTTGCAAGTGCTGATCCTGAAAGTGTCAGTAATGTACCAGCGGCAGGTCACTTATGGATTAATAAGGTCTCTGGGGAGGCTTTTATCTGTACTGACGCAACCACAGGTGCAAATGCTTTTTATAATATAGGCGAGGGGACGGGTGGTGTTGTACCACCGGTTCCTTGGGGCGATCGAGGTGTGTTTGCTGGCGGTTATGGCTATAGTAATGTTATGGATTACATTTCCATAGCAACCCCAGCTAATGCGGTTGATTTTGGCGATCTGATTTCCGCTAAAGGACAACTGGCTTCAGTTAGTAATGGGTCAAGAGGTGTGTTCGGTGGTAGTACTGGCGGTTCTGGCGAGGAAATGGAATATATTACTATAGCAACTACAGGTAATGCTACTGATTTTGGGGATATGGTTGCTTTTAAGTACGGCAGAGCGGGCGTTTCTGATGCTTCAAGGGGTGTATTTGGTGGTGGTGCTTCACCTTATAGTAATGCTATGGATTATATTACTATAGCAA